AATAAATCAGCAATATCACCGACATCAGCTGCCGTACCATTAAACTCATGTCTAAGGTAGTTTAGTGTGTCTGTTGCTGCTACTACTCTATCTGCCATTTGTTAAACCTATAAGTAAATCTTTGATTTCTCGCATTTCTGTTCTTAACTCATTCACATCACGAATGACATTTCTTATTTCATCATTTTGTTCTTTCTGTTTTCTTTTTCTCGCCATGTAACGAGCATAAGCATCTGAATCAGTATTGACAATTGCTTGAGATTTTAAATCTCTAACTAAGTGGGCGTGTCCTTCAACCTTTACAGTATCACTCATATGATTAAACTGCCAAGGCAATTCCTCTCATGTCTTTTACGACAGGTGGGTAAGAACTATTTGTTCCAGTCATTACAATCTTCAATGCAAACGCAGTAAACCCTGGAATATCTGAAGCACTATACTTTTGTTCTTTAAGTGTTAAGTCATCTTCTGCTGGAGCAACTGCCGTATCTGGTGTGCCATCAGAATTAAATGCCGTCCAAGCAACATCACCGAGTTTTCTCACATCTTCAGCACTTGTTGTACGATAATACATCTTAACAGCACTTGAGGTTCTAATGTTTGCAGACAAACGAATATCTAGTGCAGTTGATTCGTTTTCTAATATAACAGGTTTTGTTATATATTTTGCAGCTGCACTTCCACCAATAGTTGTAGTTTCTTCTGTGAAGTCTGGAGTAGTTCCTGATATCGGATTGTTTAATCTGTTTTGAATTAAATGTATACTCATTTTCTTCGTGTCAATTACTGGTGATAAGTTTTCATTACCATTTGGTGAATTTAAAAATAACGCAATTGTAAATGATTTGCTGCTCGACATTTCGTTTGTTTCATTAATTGCAGAAGCGACCATACCAGGAGCCGTCATATAATAATCATCATTTAAAGCTACAAGTTTAGACTTCGCAACTGTGTCTAAAGAATATTCGGTTTCACTTCCCTCTAATGTTCTTCCACCAGTTGTTCTCATTTGAGATTGAAGTGAAGTATCTTGATGTATTACATTTCCTATAACTGGTTGTATTACATCAAATAACATATTTCTTGTGGCAGTTACAGAACTTCCGCCAGTAACACCTGTTGCCGAAGCAGTATCAGAGTTCTGTGCGGTTACTGTATATGAGTTTAATTTTATATTACCAATTGTTGTATATGTGCCATTAATATTCGTATGTGCAATGCCGTTGTGTGAACCAGACGGAACGCCTGCAATTGTAACATTAGCAGAAGTACTATGCATACCATGATTCGGATGATGAATAGTTATTACTGCTGAACCGGAAGTCGTTGTAATAGGATTTTGTTTCAAGTCTTTAACAGGCAAGTCATCATTCACAAGATTAACAACACCTTCAACATTTGTTGTAAATGAACAATAATTAAGTTTAAACTTCACATCTTCATTTTGTTCAGCATCCCAAGTTGTACTATTTTGAGATTTAAACATACTACCAAGATATGGTTGTTTAGAAATCAATCTTGAGTCGTCTAATGTTCTTTGCCCTAATCTTGCAGTATAGATTGTATATGCATCTGTGTTTGTTAAGACAACAAAACAATATTCTTGTTGTGGTTGAAGATATACGGGACTTGGGAAAGTAAATGTTGTTGCTGTTGTAGCATCTGAAGATACACTAATATCAGAAGCCGCCTTATTTACTTGACCAAATGGAATTACTTCTCTTGTTGGATATCCATTAACCATTGTTCTTAATTCTACAGTAACCGGCATTGTTGTTGACTTGGTTGCAAAGTACAAATCAACACTAGGAACAAAAATACCACCAGGCACATCAATCATAAAAGATTGTGCAATAGGGTCTCTCCAACAAGACCCAAATGCCCTATTAGGTCCTGAGAAAAACCTGGGGCCCCTGTTTGAATGAGATTTATGAGATTGTGAAGGAGAGGCTGTATAAACAGAAACACTTTGTTTTTGTGGTTTTGGCGGTTCTGGTTGTTTAGCCCACCTGTTTCTCATTCTTTCTTCTTCTGCCTTACCAGCCGCATCTTGAGTAAATGTATGATATTCTTGACCACCTCTTACTTCTTTTGGAGCAGCTATTGTTTCAGTTCTTGAACCTCTTCTACTAATAATAGTACTTTCACCCTGTGTTGTTTTAGCAATTTTTCCTTCTCTAGTTGAAAGAATAGTGCCTTGTACAGTATTCATCATGCCTTTAGCAACATAATCTGTTTCAGCAGAACTAAATACGCCCTGCATTAAACTGTTTGTTGAACTAGTTGTTAATCTAAAAGTTCTTCTACCGGTTCGCCACTTTGGATTACCAGTAGTCTTAGGGTCAGGAATCGCAAATGTTCCTGAACAACTACCATTTGCNTCAGTCGTAAGAGCCGCACCAGCAGAACTTCCTGTAGGAGTTACATATTGATTAACATCTTCGCCATCAAAGAAAGCAAAAACTCTTGTAGAAGGTTTCATACCGTCAGCAGAAAACTCTAAATCTTTTGAACGAATAAACGGAGCAAATGCAATACTAGTAACTCTGTTGCCTAAACTACTTCTAACTGTTTTAGGAACTAATGATGTACGAATACCTGAACGAGTTTTAGTTCCCGTTTCTAAAGTTTCAATTGTTGTAGTTCTACCAACTGTTTTTCTATTGACTTCTTGAGGTGAACCTGACCAGTTATCATTCCAGTTATTCCAAACAGTTCCAAGATTTAAATCTATCACATCACTAGAAGCAAGTTCTGTTANAACATCATATGAACCAGGTATGTTAATAACCATTTCTGGTTGAACCTCTGTTTCAAACCAATCATCAAATTCTGGTGTTAGTGTTACATTTCCAATAAAAGGAATTGTATCATATGGATTTAAATTAACTGTTGTACTTGCATACGGTTGCTCAGCATATGTTATAGCCGTATAAGGAAGCGTAATCAAGTCGCCAGTTTTTTGATATCCATTTGTTGTTCTAATTGCATCAGTAATTGCAGTTTCTAAGTCTGGGTCTATTTCTTTTAAGGATGCGTTGTCTTGATGAAATGCAGGTCGTAATTCTCCTTGCGCCAAGTCCATTGAAACTGAATAGTCAGAATCAGACACATCACCAATACCATGTCCAGTAAAGTTGTCTACAATAATACCATTTTTAAATCTGTCAAAACCATCTGCATCTTGTATTTGTAAATTTTGTGCATTTGATTCAAGTAAAGAAAGTTGTGTATAGTATTCAATATTTTCTAGTCGATTTTCTAAACGACCAATATCTCTCATTGTGTATCTTCTATTGTCTATCTTTGTAACTTTAACATCACTTGTTTTAAATGTGTATGCCGGTAATTCTAAATCATACAAGTGCATAGCGCCTTGCATCATATCAGGTTCTTGTGGTGTAGTTGACGGTTCGCCTTCAACTTTGTTAAATTGACCATTAGCGGTTAAAAATAGTTTTACTTTTCTTGCCAAGTAGAATTCTAAATCAGCAGTTATGTCTGAATTAAATTTAGGAAGTTCTATAGTAGAAGCACCAGCACCACTATACTGTCTGTCTTGTCCATCACCAGCGTTTATTGTAGAGGCGTTGTCCACTCTTGGTCTAAAATCTAAAACATCTCGTAATTCAAACTTTTCTCCAGTAACATCAGATGTATAAGATGGAATATTCTTATAATCAAAACCAGAATAACTGTCAACACTAAAGAAGTTTCCAGCACCGTGTTCAAAGTAATCAAAATTAATAAGTAATCTACCTGTTGGGGCAGAAGCATCGGTCTTTCTTACAAGACGAGAAACATCATAGAAGTTATCTCTCATTCCAGTATCTAAATCAAAACTAGCAGTAATATCTGTATCGGATGTTGTTGCGGCCGTACTAAANTCGGCTGCCATGTANATACTATTGATTTGATAAACATCTGCTTTTGCAAGATTGATTGTTGTGTTTGTGGCAGCAAGTGCTTCTGTATCGATAGTTAATGTACTACCTGTTGTTGAAGTTTTTGTCTTTGCGCCAACAACTGAAGCAGAAATAGTTGCAAGAACTTTAACTTTACTTCCATTAAATGTACTACCCAAATCGATTGCCAAAGTTTTGCCTGTTGGTGAACCACCAAGTGTGTAGTCGCCAGAACCTGCAAGTGTTATTACATCTCCAACTTCTCCAGCAGTAGCACTACCGCCTTTTGTCATTACAGAAACAGTAACATCTGCTTCTGAATGTGCAGTAAAGATTTCGTTAGTACCGGCAGTGAGTGTCGCAGTACCAGAACTTGAAAGGGTTGAAACAAACTGTCTGCGAATCTTGAAAGATGTATCACTTAAACCAGAATTGTCTGTTGTTAGTAATGTCTTAACAACATCATATGGCAATTTAAATAATGACCTATCATTCTGAGCAAATTGCATTTTTGCTCTTTGTCTGTCAGCAGAAGCTTTTGTTGCAGGCGTTGTCGCCAAACCAACTTCTGTTTCTAGTTTTGTATCAGAATGAATACTTGCTACAATCTTTTGAACATCTGTACCAGAGTCATCTGTAAAGAGTATCTGGTCGCCAATTCTTAATTCTGTTGTAAACTTAGTTCCAGAACCAAGTATCACATCGCCCTGGTCAGCAGGATTTTCTAAACCTAGAGCAATTGTTAGTGAACTAGCATCAGTTGCATCTTCTAAGATAATAGAGTCGCCAGCATTAGCCGATGTACTATTTGTTCCATCAAGAACAACACTACCAGCAGACTCATCTTGAGGAACAGTTGATATTGTACCAGTTAGTCCTGCGTTTTTACCATAAGTAGCACTTACATCTGTGTCAGCAGTAAATACTGGGTCGCTTGTGCCTGAAATACCATAAGTTTGTGGGAATATTTTTTGTTCAACACCTTTGCAACCAAATGCATCAAATTGAACAACAACAGTACTACTAGACGAACCGCCTGTGCAAGTTTCACCAGCAGTAAACTCTCCTTGAACATCTGACAACACAACAACCGTGTGTGAAACTGTTCCACCAGATGTCCATGCGGCCGAACCAGTTGTATCTCTAGGCGACGGCGTTGAATCTGAAGCAGTTGCCGGCGCATACAACTCAAAAGTTGTTGCACTTGGATTCTTAACAGTATGATAAGCATTTATATCTGTCATGCCAGCCACACTTGCAATTAATATTTGTTGACCCTCAAGGAAATTATGCCCAGCAGACATTGTTACAACAGGTGGGTTGGCTTGTGTTACGCCAGTTATTGTTGCCGTGCCTTCAGATGTAATACTTTCAACAGTTGCAGTAGCGCCTGAAGTTCCACCAGTTATTGTTTCTCCTGCTGTTAGTGAGTCTGAACCAGCACCTTTAACATTTAAGTGTGAGAACATAACAATATCAAAAAGATACTGTTTGTATGTGTTAGTTGTTAGCGTTGATGTTGACTGGAAAACGCCAGAAGCAGTTCCAGCATTATATTCTATACCTCTAGTTTTTGCACGACCAATATCATAAATTGTACCATCATTATTTGATAATTCAGTACCTCTTGTAGAATGTTTTTTACTTAGTAGTCTAACTTTTTTATATACTTCTGTTTCTCCAGAAACGAATCCGACATCTGGTGTACCATACATATTTGTAATATTAACAAATGGTAATTGTGCAAAACGAGTTGTTAGTCCACTATTTGTTTCAAAATCTCTTGCTTTAGATAAGTCAACAAAGGTTGTTCCTGTTTTTCTGACTTCGTATCCCTTAACATATGCAACACCTTGTCCCATACCAAGAGCCAACAAAGAATCAGAAGTGGTGTTACCATCAGCAGTAACAGTACCAGAAGTGTGTATACCTCTGTTGTTTCCGTCAATTAAACTTTCTCTAACATCTAATTCAAAACCATCAACAACATAATCGCCACTTTCATCAAATGTTCTTCTTGCAAGTGTATCTTCTAAGATATTATATGTTGTTGATTCAACCTTATGTTCAACAATTCCGCCGTTTAATCTTATTAGTTCAACAAAATCAGCATCAGCCGTTGAAGTAAGTGCTAGTTTAGCAAGCGTTAAATCTATTTTAAATCTGTGAGCGCCCGTGGCGTTTGCGTTTGATGAGCCAGTTGCGTTATCTAATAGTGTTGTGTCATCTGTTGAAGTAATAAAACTTTCTGTAATTGTTAGACCAACACGATAGTCTGGAACATTTGTATATTTGTCCAATACTAAAGTTTGAGCATCAACATTAACAAAGTAACCATTAATGTAATAAGTGCCCTCATCTATATGAACAGCACAACCAAGTTGTGTTGTATTATTAACAGCTGTCATTGCATCAGCGTGGCCGCTTGTCAATGTTTCTCCATCAGTAAATGAATGACTAGCATTGTCTGTTCCTGCGTTTCTATATTTTACAAATAGTGTGTCAGGGTCAGTACCATCTGTTGCAACAAATCCTACAACATTTGCAACAACACCAGATGTTCCGCCTGTTAATGTATTGCCGTTATAGTTTGATAGTGTTCCGTTAAATGATGTTAGTTTTACAGATTCGTATTCTAAGTCTACTGTAGTTTCACCAGGAATAACCATCGCCCCATGTTTGAAAAAGTGGTCGCCCATTTTTTCAATTTGTCCTTGAGTGATGGATTGTTGTGTTGTTAGTTCTCTTGCTTGAACAGCAAACGCTGGTCGATACATGACTCTGTGAAACTTTTTAGATTCCGAAAAGTCATCAAAATATGGACTAACATTAAAATCAGTTTTAGATGCCATGGTATTCCTTTATTTAAAATTCAATGATTAATTTAATATTTTCTGTCTGGTCAGATGCCCTTGTGATAGGACTTCTTTCTTCAACATATATTATATCTCCTGAGTCGGCTGCAAGTTCTGGTGTTGAGTAACCAGAAGTGATTGATACACCATTCACATCAGTAGAACTGCTTGTATTTGGCGTTGCACTTGCACTTGATGTTTGGCCTGTGATGGCGTTTGCACCACTAAATGCAGTTGCATTACCATTAGCGTCTGTTCCGACATCTGGGAATCGTGTTTGATACCAGTATAGTAATTTATTTGTTGCATCATACTCGACTACTTTACCAA